CTTTAAGTACCCCATTTAAGGCAAATCATCAAAACTACGGTTTTAATGAATCAGGAAGATTCTTTAATAAACTTTTTTGTAAATCAAAGAACATTCTCTGAGTCATCATTATTCTTGGTTTTGGTACAACCATCTCTATATTGTCTTTAAATTCTTTACGAACTTTAATTCCAAATATTGATAGTTGAAACAACATCTGAACGGATGGACGTTTCTTTGCTATTAATGTATTATTAATATCAATTAAACTAACACATTCCAATAACTGGATAAATGTATTTGATCCGGTAATTAATTTTACCCGATCGTAGACATTCGATACAGAATTGTAAAGTGCTATGAAAACTGGGCTGTTTAAGCTTAGTTTTCTGTCATCATCAGATGGATCATTCAAGGGCAGAATTTCATTTACACTTTCAATTAATTTTGAATTGTATTTCGAAACCTGTCTTGTAAGATCAAACAGACTTGCATTTACAACTGATGAAGCAATCCTATTAAATTCATTTAATAGCACTGTTGGATCGTTGGGGATTACGTAATCACCATTATTTCGAGTTGAGTGAGCAATTCACTCTCTTAACTCTTCATAATTAAAGTGATTAATTAATCTATAAAAGAAATGGAAGTTTGTTATCAAACTGTATACATATTTTCTCTCACGAGAAGATTTTGTATTATGTTTTAACATTCCAAAAACTAAATCATACGACTTAATTGATGAATCAGGATAACGACCTTGGTTATATAAATTAATTATAAGACCCATCATTTCAATGGGACTTTTAATTGTACTTATAAAACCTTGGATTGGAACCCCGGTTACTTCTACTCCTTTGTGGAATCATCTTTTTGCAAACTCATATGTATCCTTGGATACATGTGACTTTGTTTCAGATATTTCCACTCCGAGCCCTAAAATGAGTTTCTTGTATTCCAAGGCAACTTTATCATTATATATAACGATATCGTCACCTAGGAGAATATACTCTTTGAAAGGATATATTCCCACAAGATACGCAGCATATTGAACAATCAAGTGATGGGATATCGTAAACATAGTTCACGATGTTCTTGCACCCATTGGTTGTCCTACGCTGTAACGTTTTAACCCATCATCAGATTCGAATGGTAAGCTAGTTAATATCTTTGCTCAATGATAGGTCAGGATTTTTGATCCCGACATTTCAGTAAATAAAGATTTTTGTAGCTCCAACGGAAACCTATCGGTTGCTGAACTAAGATCATAGGAATGAAAACTATTTCCATTAATAGAAGAAATATCTATTTTTGGATCCTGTGTGAAAGTCCTATCCTGAGAAAAATTCTTTTTTAAGAATTCAAACAATTGTTTAGAAATTCCTTCTAGGATTATTTGTGAAAAATAATCATAGATAGCAATTACTCTAGCCTTTGCCTCAGGATCGTTAACAATGCTTAGCTTTCTCATGGTTGGCTTTTTATTAATAATTATTTTATTCTTTAAAGGAATGAATAATTTAAGATAATCAGTTATTCCAGGAGCCAGTGCGGCATAAGTACTTAGCCATTCTCCTGTAATATTAGGAAAATGACATAAAGCACTAGTTAACGCCTTTCCCATAGGTCCTGCCTTATTTGTAAAATAAAAAGACTTAACACTGAATTTCTTTATTGTTATGTAAAGATTAAAATCTTTAACAAACAATTCAAGGAATTCTTGTGGTATAGGATTTTTATAAACAACTGTGGAAGGATTAGTGATACTTGAATAATCGGGTTTTACCTTAAAGTCAATTGCTCTTCCAACATTTAATAATGTTAGAACAAAACTTATCTTATATGGTTCTTTTGAATCAATATAAGGTTTAAGAAATGCAATTGCTTTAGGAAATCCTTCTTTATCAAGACCTATAATCTGATCAGATACAAGGATTGGTTGATTACAAAGATATCTTGTAACGCATAAACGAATTAATTTAATTCTTTTAATTGTTCACAAGGTACCTCTTGTTTTCTCATATCCTTTAAATAATGTGATTAGATTTTCGATGTCATTTCTTCTTGAAACTCCATCTAGATTATTAAATCATAATTTTGTAACTTGTCTTAATGTAAGAATTAAGATTTTGTTCATGAAATTATGTTTTTGTTTTTAGAGGGTGTGCTAAAGGAGATGTCTCCTCACTATCATCACTTATAAAACCCTTAGTCCGTCGATCTGATTTACGGGCAATAACGCATTTGCAGACTCGTATAAAAAGGTTAGATTTTATAAATCCCGTGATTTCATAAAACTCCCTTACAAGGAGGTTTGATTTCCTGCATAATCAAGCATTAGTAATTTAGTCCACCTGATAAGTGGTTACTCTAGGGTTGGAAC